GAACTCAAAAGAAAAGGAGAATTCTTTAGCAAATTAATTACAAAAAATATCTAATTTTTTTTTTTTGTATTTTTAATTACATCAAATATGAAAAAGAAAATGGAACACAGACCTAGGTTAGATGAAGAGGAATATGAGTTAATAAGAGACCACAGAGCACTAAAAAAAGAATGTGAAGAAATTGGAATTCCTATAGAAGATATAAACCATTATTGGCATAAAGGAAAAAATTTTTCTATTCATGCTAAAAAACAAGGTATATCTATATATAAAATAAGAGATTCAGTAATAGAGGAGATGAATAAACACTCTCCTTCATATCCAAAAATAAAAAGAAAACACAACAATGATTCCCACTTACTAGTTATCGATCCTGCTGATATACATATAGGAAAACTAGCCTCATCATTTGAAACTGGAGAGGATTATAACTCACAGATAGCAGTTAAAAGAGTTAAGGATGGTGTTGCAGGAATAATAAATAAATCACAAGGGTTTAATATAGATCAGATTTTGTTTATAGGAGGTAATGATATATTACATGTTGACGTTCCTTCTAGAAAGACTACATCAGGAACACCTCAAGATACAGATGGTATGTGGTACGATAACTTTATGACTGCAAAAAAACTATATGTAGACATACTAGAAATATTATTAGATATAGCTGACGTTCACTTTGTTTATAATCCTAGTAATCATGACTACGTGTCTGGATTTATGTTGTCAGACTCAATAAAATCTTGGTTCAGAAAATGCGATAACATAACCTTTGATTGTAGCATTGCACATAGAAAGGGATACAAGTATGGTAAAAATTTAATTGGAACTACTCATGGAGATGGAGCAAAGATTGCTGACCTGCCACTTATAATGGCTAATGAGTTTTCTAAATGGTGGGCAGAAACAAAACACAGATACATTTATACGCATCATGTTCACCATAAGAATTCAAAAGACTATCATGGGATAACTGTTGAGTCTCTGAGGTCTCCTAGTGGATCAGACTCTTGGCATCATAGAAATGGATATGGTGTTGGTGGAATAAAGGCAGTAGAAGGATTTATTCATTCAAAAGACCATGGACAAATAGCTAGATTAACTCATATATTTTAAAAGAAAATGATTAACCCTTTAGATGAAAAAAGATTAAAACACATTAACCATCTAATGGATGAGATCCACGACCAGTCTAGTAGTGTATATGAAAGCTTAGTTGATAAAGATTTTAATCAAGCAGAACAAGATATTAATCAACTTATATCAACATTAAATAATATAAAGTCTAGTTTTAAAGACGAGATTTAGAAAAATTTTAGTATCTTTGATGTGTTCAAAACATCAATTGAATAATTTTCGGTCAATTCTGTTTAGTTTATGTAACTTTCTAATTGTTTACAAAAACTGGTTAATAGCGAAAGAGCCTCTTAATTGAGGCTTTTTTATTTCCTTTTCCTTTTCTTTCTTCGTTTCTTAGATAGTTTAGACTTTTTAAATCCATCTGTGGCATAGTATAGCTTTACTTGTTTGTCAGTAAACACTCTTCCACTTGGACTTACATTTCTATTTTTACCTGCTTTTGTGAATGGCATATGTTAAAATAATTTACTTGAACTTTTTGATTTTCTTGTAGTTGAAGGTCCAAAAAGACTTGAACTTTTCTCCTTTTTAGGAGGCGTATAGTCATACATCTTATCCTTCTCTTGTTGTCTTAGCTTACGTGCTTTTCGTTTTAACTCTTTCTCTGCCTGCCTTGTTTCATATCCTGGAGAGTCAGGTCCAAACGTTCTCTCCCATAAAGGAAAGTCATATCTCTTCATATCCGTTTCACTGCTATAGCCTTGAAGCATCTCTTCTTTTCTTTTCTTTTTATTAGCAGACTCTTTCTTAGCCTTTCGTAACCCCTTGTACATTTCTGCTAATACTATCTTTCTTATGTCTTTGTAAAAAGGAATAAACCCTAGCACCCCAAATGTTTCTAATGGAACTCTTATAAACCTTTCGTCTTGTTGTCTTTCAATAGCATCAGGTTGCACCTTATCTGATTCAAATAATTTATTGACTCCAAACTCAAGAGTTTTTAACATAGGACTGTATGCAGCAAATAAATTTGGAACTAAATCTTCAAACTGAGGAGGTCTACCACTCTTTCCTTCTGGAATAATAGTGTACTGTATAGCATCCCTATATTTGTCATAATCTCCATCTCTAAGGAATTGACCATACGCTTCATTAAGATTTTCTAAACCAACGTTTATAATACTTTTAGTAGCATTACCAAAGTCTCTACCAAACAGTAAAGATGTAAAAGCTGACACCATGGCTTGACCTAACATTTTATCAACAGACTTCATGCCTTGTTCGTCATCATCTTCAAACATAAAGTTTGAGAAGTCTATGTCTTCATCATCATCATCTTCAGTTAAATCTTTAATAGCTTCTGCTACAAGCGTACCCATAAATGTATATGCTATCATACGAGTTGTTACACCTGCAAGTAAAGCAGCACCCTGTTTCTTACTTACTTGTCCGTTACCTACGGCAGCCATTATTCCTGTTCTAGCAGTTATGTATTCAAAGATTAAAAACCTAGTCATGAATCCATTAAAAGCATTAAATCCTCTTAATAATCTTCCTTGGTTTGGTTTTACAGTTCCTTTAAGAATTCCCATAAAAGCATTATCGGTAGCTCCCATAGCAACTGATCTGTTGTCTGCTAGTGTCTTAGCATCATTCAATTCAGTAGCATACTTATTCATGTAAGCCTCGTCATTGGCTGCAATCTTATCAAAGTCTGGAGACTTGCCAGTAAGTTGTTTAAATCTATTTTCAAATGCACCAAACCACATCGGTTGCATTACTAATTTATCAGGTGCAGATATCAATGAATCAGCAGTAAACTCAACACCTTTAATCCATCTTTGACCAGTCTTGTTCCATAACTGTAGTATTGTATTTTTAACTCTACCTTTAGCTCTACTAGCAGTAACGCCTGCAGCTTGATTTAAAATTCCTGTGTCTACAAACTTACCAGACAATCCTGTAGAGAACACCCTGTTTGTTTGTGTACTATTAAGGTTATTCATAACCTCTTTACCTTCAGGACTTGCTAAAAGTTTTCTGTTTTTTATTCCTGAGATTATACCTTTAGGGTCTATATAAATTCCTGCAAGTATGTTGCTTAAAAGTTCATATGAAGCTCTAGGAACTCCTGCAAGTATTGCTCTATATCCTTGCTTTTGTATATAGTCTAATGCTTGATCTGCAATGGTGTTTTGAGTTAGTGCATTGCTTAATAGGTTTTCTATTGACTCTACAGAAGCATCACGAATGGCATTAAACTTTCTTCTATCACTTACAGACATGTTTCCATCTTCATCGGATAGATTTTTTTCTATCTGATTAAGAGTTCTTCGAGCAGTTCTGATTGGCTCTGTTAAATTAAAGTCCATTAACGTATACTTAGCACCCCTTTGAACAGACGCATACACATCAAAGTTTAAAGGCGATACCTTACCTGTTCTTTCAATTAAACTCTTAGCTTTTGTGGATGGCTTTAAGTATTTATTAAACATATCAGATATCTGAGATGTCTCCGTTTCAATAATATCTGCTTTAGAAACATCAGGTATTACACTCAAGTGAGTATAATTTTTAAGAGGCGTAATCTTGTTTCCTCTAATTATATTAGCAGTATAAACTGCCTTGTCAGTCATAGACTTGTTTATCTCTTCTAAAGCTCTAATTGAATTTCTTTCTGCAACATTAAAAGATTCATATAATTGGTCAATATCAAAAGGTTTAGTTCCATTAGCAGTATACGTATCAAGTATCTCCTGAAGCATTTTAGCATCAGTCTCGGTGTAACTTGTTGTCTCTGTCTTTATTCTTTTGATAGTGGCTTTCAAAAAGTCTTCAACACTATTTACTTGATTACTGTCTGGGTTGCTTAAAAACTCTTGCTGAATAAGATAAGACATCTGCTTGTACTTAGACATAATAACCTTGTTTGGGTTACGACCAAAAGATTTAAACACTGCCTGCTCTACCTTTTCTATTTTAGCTTGGACCTCTTTTATAGCCTTTGTGTATTTAGCTGAAGCTTCAGCAGACCTTTTAAATATAGAGTTAAATATATCTTTAGTTTTAAAGTCTCCAAAGACTTGGTCAATATAAAAAGTAGGGTTACGTCTTATTAATTCTAAAGTAGGAGACTTGCCTGTTCTTCCAATCTTAGATTTTATATTTGCATAAATCTTACTTAGTGGCAATAACTTACTTCTCTTTATTGCGTTAGTACCTACCTTAGCATCATTGATTGCGTTCATTTTACCTACCATTATTTGAGCATAGTGTGGCAGGTATCCGTTGTTTATGTTATCAATTACTTTGAATAAATTTTTCAGGTCATCCAAAGACAAGTCATTAACTGCATCAGTTTTTAAAAGTTTCTTAAATCTTTTAGCTAAGTCTCTTTCTAGCCTACTTGGAAAAACCGATGGGTCAACTTCTTTTGTTGCCTTAACATCCTTAATAACTTCTTGTCGTTCTGCTTCAATTTCTGCTTCCGTTTTAGGGGTTGCAGGCTCAGCAGGTTTAATCTGAGATTTGTATTTTTTCATCACCTCATACTCACGTTGATCTATAACCTCATTGTCAAGCATTTGCTTTATAGTTGCAGCGTAGTCTACTCCGTTGTCACCCATTACCTTATCAGCATTTTCATACCTGTCTGCAAGCTCAATAGCCATAGACTGCTCCTCGTCTAACTGCTGAAGAACATCCTCTGTTAGTTGAGTAACTTGTTCCATTGGAGGTAGGGATAAAACAGTTTCTCTTTTACCAAATATATTAATCAACTCCATGTATTGATCTAACACAGAGTCAGGTATTAGAGATGGCTTTACAGAGAACAGTCTCTGTAGTTGGTCTACTAATCCTTCAGCAATACCTAGCTTTGTGGACACATTCTTTCTAGCCTTACCTTTCTTAGCATTCGCTATCATCATTTTGTTTCCGTAATCAGCGTCATTGAATACCTTTGTCATATACTCCACAAACCTTTCTACAGTGATTGGGTTGTTAAAGTCATCAGGTACTTTGTTTATTACAGACACCATCTTACTTGGCGTAAGCTTTCCTTCCTTTGTAAGTTCTCTTAGCGAGGCAACAATATCCTTCTTGATATCTTTGGCTCTTTTTTTCTGGTCGTTAAGAGCTTTAAATATTTTTCGTTGTTCGTCTGGAGTTATCTTTAAAACATTCTTAATCTCTGTGATTGCCTTCTTTATAGATGACGTTCTCTTTCTTGTTGGCTTCTTACTAGGTTTCTTACTAGGCTTCTGCTTACGAATAGAAGGTGCGTCTGGGTTAAAAGTTTTATTAGTTCCATCAGCTAACTTAGATTGATTAGATTCAAAAGTAACATAAGAGTCTGTAAATTTTTGTTCACCTGTAAACAAATCAAAATCAGAATGAGTTTTAGAAGAGTTTACTGTAGATACAAACCCCCCTGCCTCTAACAACTCCTTGATTCTATTGTTATCTTGAGAGGTTAACTCTGTGCCTTCATTATTTTCAATAACATACACATTACCTTGATTAGAACTGAATGTTATAAAAGGTCTAGATTCACTTTCACTTTGTAAAACTACATCCCCAACAAATACATTACCATTGTTTCTTACATAAATTTTTGAAGATTGTTCGTCAATTATATAACTCATTTTAGAGTCTTGAGAATCAAAAGCATTTTCATAGACCAACCCATCATACCCCTCGTTTTCTAACACACTTATTAAAGCATCACTTTGTTTGGTGACTAAAGCATTGGAATCATAAAATTCATCTTCTGTTAGGTTTTCTTCTATATCATAAAATAAATCTTCTAAAGTTTCAAATTGTTCATCATTTATGATGTCATTCTTTATTAATTGTTGTATTAAAATAGGTGGGTCAAACCTATGGCTATCTTCAACACGAAGAGGATTTCTTATATTTAAGAAAACATTTATTTCTCTTTCAAGTTGTTCACCTTTGGCTATAGATAAATCCTCTTTTATAGATGGTTCTCCAAAATGAAAACCTGTTTCCTTGTACTTAAATACATCAAAATAATTGTTTGTAAAATGTGATACTGGTAATGGTTCTCCATTCTCATCAACAACCTTGCTTGAGTTTTCAGGGTCAGTTTCCCAATTACCAAACCAATTCTTAAATGCAGGTGTCCGAACTAATTTATATTGTTCAGGAGTTAAATTGCTTGGATTTCCATTTGGAGCTAAATCAATTTGCTTACGAGACTGAGGTGCATCTTTTATTACTTTTTCTTGTTTGGTTCTAGGGTTAAACATTATTGGAAACCCTTCAGGATTTTTACCAAATGAAAGGTAATACCCTGTAGGAGTACCTCTTCGTCTTCCTTCTGTAATATATCTTGTTTCTACCCTAAGACCAAAACGTCTAGCAGCTCTTTGTAGTTCTCCAAGTGGCGTAGTTCTATATGGAATGTATCCATTCTTTTTCATATAAAATGTATCAGCCATCTTGTTAAGACGCTTCATGTCAATCTGCTTACGTGATTGTGGAGCATCAGAAATATCTGCAGGAATTATAGGTGTTTTCTGCTTACGAGACTGAGGTGCGTCTTTTTTTATTTCAGCTTTTACAGTAGCCACTTTAGGTCCTGATCCTGCACTACTAGATACATTAGATGACTTAAAGTCTTTAGTATTCTCTCTTGTAGAAACTACTGCTCCTGACTTGTTAAATTTTGTATAAGAATCGGTAACCTCTGTGCTTTGATAAAAATTTGTAGGTTGAACAATAGCTTTTATTTTGGCTTTAACAGTCCAAGCAAAAGATGGGTGATAATCAGCATCTCCTTTCTTTGGTCTTGAAGGAGTTTTAAAAGTAGTATTATCAAATTCAACAAGACCTATGATATCAAATTTTTGACTTCCTACATTCATAGGGTCTTCTAATAACTCAGCAAATTGAATTTTATTTTTAACACCTAAAGCAGCTTGAACTTTTTTGTTTGAAGCTATTTTATCGTTTAATATTTTTCTTAAATCTGGTGAATAATTATTATCAATATCTAAAAGCTCTACTAATCTTTTAGGATTATCTTTAAATTCATTTAAATTAGTTAGGTTTTTTTTATATTTTTTATTAAATATATTTAATGCACTTTGACCATTTTTACTTTTTAAACCATCATTAAAACTTTCAATCAACTCTTGATTAGTTAGTATATTATTATCTAATAATTTTTCAGTTAACTGCTCAAATATATTTTGTTGAAACTGCCAAGAACCTTCTTTAGTTCCTACGTGTGGAGCAAATAAATTTGCATTTCCATCTATAGCATTTTTAATAAATCCTTCAGCTTGACCTTTAGTGTTAAAAGCAGCAACATTAGAAACCTCTCCTAATTTAGTTCCTGTTTTTTCCATCATATCAGCAACATAATTTTTACCTCCATACAAGTCAAGTACAATACCAGCACCGATATTAGTTGGTCCAGCATTAGTAAAGTCATACATGTTAGTGACAAAATTTTGCCCTCTATAATCTTGCAAGTCTTTTTGAATTATATTTTTTGCATAATCTCTAGTGTCATCTTTTATGTTTGGAGCTTTTTGTTTTCTGTCTTTAAAAGTAAAAGTACCTACTTGACCAGAACCTCCTTGCTCTTCAACTTCTAGAATTTCAACATCCTGCTCTGTAATTTCTTGTCCTGCTTCTACCTTTGCAGAGACTACGTTTAGTAAGTCAATAACCTCAGCATCAGTAAACTTCTTAACTCCTAGTATCTTAGCTAGTTTGTTAATCCATCTCTGTACTAAGTTCTGTGTTGGCTTATCCAAAGACTTGTATTCAGATGCTAGTATTCCAAACAACTCGGCAATACTCTCTTCACTCTGAAGTGCAGACTCGTAGTTGTCAGAGTGTTCCTTTAATTTCTGTAGTAACTCTGGAGACGCAGTCTTCTTAACTGCCTTTAACATTCTATCTGTAATAGCTTTAGCCTGCTTATTAGTTATTCCATTTCTTAGTAACAACGCATGGAACACCTCATGTGCAACAGTGTTATCTTGAACCTTTGTTGCGTTTATATGGATGGTCTTTGTTCTAGGATTATACTCCCCTCGTGTAGACTGCTCTCTCGTCTCCTCTCCTGTAGCTTTACGATAAGATGAGTCATCACTATGCAAAACTATTTTAATGTCCTTATCGAGCTTCTCTAAAGCTTTTTTTGCATTGTTTACTTGTTGATCTACTTTAGTGATTTGTTTTCTAGGTTTCTGAGTAATCTTTTCTAAAGCCTTCTTAGCCTTTCTAATCTCTGATTTCTTTTGTTTTAAGTCATCCCTGTAAGATTCAATTACACCATCTCTTTCATCTTTTAAATCTTCTTGTTCAGCAACTTTCTCTTCTATTGCTTCAAGCTTTTGTTCCTTTGATAGCTTTTTATCTTTTTTTATTTTAGCCTTCTCTTCTTTAATTCTAGCAACCTCTTCTTTGTAGTTATCTTGTTCAATAGCTATCTCCTCTAAAATGGTTTCAGCACTCATCTGATCATTCTCAATCTCATTCTCAAGCCTTGATATTTCTGGGTCAGTCTGAGGCGTAGCAGGAGTTTTTAATTTAAATCGTTTCGTGACATCTTTAACAAAGTCATTAAATTGATTATCAGTCATAGCAAGCAAATCCTCTACCTTCACTGATATTCCTCCCATTATAATCTCTCCGTTGTCTTCTCTAAAGTTTGGACTAAGTTCTACAACTTGATTTACTCTTTCATTTCCTTCAGTTGTCACCTCAACTTCCTCTTCTACTTTTACTTCTGCTTTAGGAGCAGGAGCAGGAGCAGGAGCAGGAGTAACAAGCATATTAGCCTCTACCTTTGTTCCATCACCAAACATTTCTGCATATGCAGGAGCATTTGCAATTATATTTTGAGCATCTTTTTTTGTATTTGCATTTACTATTTCTCCTGTAACTTTATTACGAACTGCCCATTTGCCGTTCTCCTCTACAGGTCCTAACTCTAATCCATTTCGATTATCTATAACCTCAAAATCTTTAGACCATGTTTTTTTATTGGTCTTATTCATTTCGTAAACCACCTCATCATCAACTTCCACATCAGCTTCAGGTGTTACATCCAAGCCTGCTGCTTTACGCTGCCTGTCAGACATTCTAGATTCTAACTTAGGATTTATTACAGTCTTAATATCTACATCTTCAGTAGTCTTAATATCTCCTTCTGTACTACGAGTAACATATTCTTCGTTTGTAAGTGTGTTATTTTTTGAAACTTTTTCCCTAGAAAAAACATTCCCTTCTTCATTTAGAAGTTCTATCTTTCTGCTGCCATCAAGTTGAGTAGTTACTCTAGCAATGTTTGTTTCACCATTCCTATCTTCATATGTAATATTTTGTTGCGATACAGGTATTTGAGAGTCCTTATATCTTTCTTCTTTTACCTCTGTCTCTTCTTTAGAAGTAACCTCTACCTCTGTTTTTGTTTGTTGGTCTTTGTTAAACAACTCAACTGCTCGTTCTAAATTTTGTTGTTCAGTTATTTCAAACTCCTCATCACCCTTTGCTTCAGACTCTTCTACTAATTCCTTACTAGCCTGCTCTATATATTTTAATTGCTCACTCTGTTCAAGCTCTCTAAAGGCATCTACCTCAGTATCCACCTCTGCCTCTAGCTGATTCTCTTGTAAGTCTTTTATTTTAGCTTTAAGTATACTAGCCTTTTCCTTAGCCACCTCAGTTTTGTTTCCTTCTAATTTACTAAGCTCTAGTTGTAGTTGTGTTATTTCAGCTAAAGTCTCAGGGTTAATATCAGGATTAGCCTCTAGTATTAATCTCTCAGTATTTAATTGTATTATTCTATCAGAAAGTTTTTCTGCTCTACCTTCGTAATCGTTGTCAATCTTTATTTTTGTAGACTGTAATTGGTCTAAGGTCATGGTTTCTATAAGGTTGTCTATAGTCTCTACATCTACCTTCTTTCCGTTTACCCTATACTTTGGCTTTGAAAACCTTGCAGATATAACATCCTTTATACCACCTGGTGCTTCAGCAATACCCTCTAATGCAATCTCAGAGATATCAAAATCCTGACCTTTAGTGTCACCCAACAAACCTATATTAGTAACTCCAATACCTGCTGCCTCACCTATAGAACCACCTACAGACTCAACTCCTGACGCAGCCAAAACAGATTTTATTTTTGTGCCTTTAGTTGCACCTTTACCAGCCTTACTAAGAATTTTACCAGCAACCTTACCACCTATTCTACCTGTAAACGCATCAATTACACCAATGGTTAAACCTCTAGCTAATGCCTTATTTCGCAGACTCGTATATATTTTATCGTCATTTAATGCCTCTCTAATTTTTTCAGGAGTAAGCTCTCCCTCAATCTCTTCCTGTAGTAACTCAGAGAATGTAGCACCCATTTCAAGAACTGATCCTGCTGCTGCAAATGCGTATGGAAGTGTTGCTGCTGCACCTGCTATTGCACCTGGCACTGCTCCAACACCACCTGCTAGAGCTCCTGAACCTGCTCCTACTGCTGCACCTGAACCTATTACTGAACCTGCAGTTACTAAGGAATCTTTATTGGTAGCCATGGAGGTAAGAGAGCTAAGTATAACTTCAGGAATAACTTGTAATCCTGACTTAGCTAACCCCATAACAACTCCCATAAAACCTTTTCCGTTTTCTTCGTAGGTCTTTTGGTACTCCATCATCTCATCAGATGGTCCTAGTTTCTGTGCCTCTTTATTGGCTTCGATAAAACTATATATGTCTTCATCGGTTGCGTTTGCACCTCGTAGTAGTATGTCCGATGCATCCTCAGCAACCTGTCCTTGATAGTAACCAGTAGCAACACTACGAGCCATGTCATCTACAAAGTCTCCTAGTCCTATTCTTGTTACTGCATCAAAGCCTCTTAGTATGTCACCAAAAGTTCCCTCAAAATAATCTTGCTCAGTCTGTGGTTGTGTAGCCAAAGAAATGTTTTCCGTAACCAATTCCCCATTTGGATCTTGAGTAATAAAACCTGATTCGTCTTTTTTTTTTACTTCGTATTGTTCACCAAAAAATTCTGGAAACTTAGGATTTATAATATCATAATCATAATTATAATCTATTGCAGTTTGTGTGTAATCTTTTAGTAACTGTAAATCTATGCCTTCTAATTCTGGAAACTTAGGCATTATAACATCCCAATTATATTGGTTTTGTTTTGCTGTTTCTAAAAAATCTTTTAATAATTGCTCATCCATATTTATCTTGGGTTTCCTCCTGTGTCTGTGTCCGTACCTGTGTTAGTTTTGCTTTCTTCTCTTTTATCACTCTTTAAAATATCTTTTATTTTAGAACCTGGATTTTCTTTTTCCCATTCTGTTTTTTCAGCATCAGTCATCTTTGATAATTTATTTCTTAACTCTTTATCTAAGCCTAATTCTTTATATACTGTTCTTAGTATTAAAGGCAGTCTGGTTCTTATATTGTCTTGAGTAACCTTAAAAACTTTATCTACTCCTGGTATTGATATATCATATGTATTGGAACCAGTGTCTACGACTATTGCTCCTAATTTATTAAATTCTTTATCATTCGTAAAAATAGCAGGAATTAAATACTCGTCATCATCGTTGCCAATTTTAATCATTTCTTCAACTTTTTTGTTAATAAACGTGTCAAATGAAACATCAAACGTTTCTTCTTCAACAGTATCATCACCTCTTCCTGCTCTTGTTCCTTCAAATGAATTATCTTTTCCACCAAATACTGATTCCGTACTTAATCCTTTTTCTCTTTTAGCTTTGTCTTGAACCCCATGAATCTCTACTCCTGCTCCTGCCCAATCTACATAACTGTCAGTTATAGGAATAGCATTATCCCCAGTTCTATTACCTTTAGGATTTACATAACTCACTTCCATAAAGTCTTGCATTACCCCATCTTTATTTTTTCTTGAAACAAATTCTAGATTAACTAAAGTATTTTTAGCTTGCATATTGTATGGACTAGAAATAATAGAACTAACAATACTATTTCTTTTAGCAGGGTCTGTTGTGCTATACAACGAGTTCCATAAGTCAACAACATTTCCTTGCAATTCTTCTTGTTTTCTTGAAGTTTTATCTGATTCACGTTCTGGCGTAGGTTCTTTTTGAGTTTCCTTACGACCTAGTTGTTTGTCTATATGTCTTCTTAAAAACTCTTCAGCTTTAGCTTTTTGTTTTTTACCCATTTCACTTGTAACATCCATAATCATTCTACCTGATCCTGGTTGTGAAGGGTCTTCTATCATAAGTATAGAGTTTTCGTCTTGGTCTTCTTTATTAAAAACAGTGTTAAAGCCACCAACATAATCTTTAAGAATACTAGCGACCCCATTTGGAACTTGTACTTGAGTCTGAACCATATCATTTACCATAAGGTCAAAATCTTTCATCTGCCTAACATCATCGATAGTTCGGTATAATCCATCTGTTGTTAAATAGGTGTCTGCAAACTTAGCCACCTCAGCATCTAAATTATCTAATTTATACTTTGGTATTTCTTGTGACACAGAAAAGTTTAACTGTTGCACTGTAGTAAAACTACCAGGAGTTCTATCCATAGTCTTAACAGTCTTTCCATCTACCACTTTATCTACCAATTTACCAATACTTACCTGACCATTGGTAGGGTTAATATAAGCCTCATGATTAGAAAAATTTGCAAATGATTCAAACCTAGCTAACATGTCAGCATCTAGTAGAGACGTATCACCATCTTGAAACTTTTTCATTCTATCAGAGTATATAGTTTGGTATTTTTTTCCTAAATTAAAAAGTTGTGTAGTCCCCTCAGTAAGATTAGCACGACCAATGTTATAATCTTTTAATTTTAATTGACCAGACTTTAATAATTTGTCCTGCATTAAACGCATCTGTTGTGCGTTGTTTGCATATGTCATGGCAAACTCATTTAACCCTCTGTGGTCTCCTTGAGGAGCTTCTGACAGGGTTAAGCTTAGTTCTGCAGTAGCGTCATCAATAGCTTGTCTCTTAGACTCTCTAATGGCTTCAGCAGCCTTTAAAGAATTGACCATGTTAGAGGTAATCTCTGACCAGTTTACTTGATTACTAGCATCCCTTTCTGCGTATTTATAATATGTTGCCATTTAATTTATTGTTTTTTTCTAATAAAATCCATACATGCCATTCATTGGATCACCACTTCTTTTTCTTTTAATCTCTTCAATAATTTGTGCGTCTTCAATAGGACCACCATACGTCATTGGAGTGTCATAGAGTAAATTTTGTAAGTATGCTTGTTGCTCTGCACTACCTCTATTCATGTAAGACTGAGGGTTGGCTAAGAATTGCTTTTCATCAAAAGAACCAAGTCCTTGCGTTCCTGCAAGTTTACTAAACCTATCGGCACTAAAACCTTCATTTATGGTTTTTAACATGAATTCATTTTGCACTGCTTGTTTGTTAACTCCTGTGCCTATTCCTAAAAAGCCTTTTCCTGAATCTCGCCTAGCTTGTCTAACTGCTTGTCTTTGACCTTGGTTAAAATCTCTTACTCCTGCACTTTTAGAATACAATGGTGCTGCTGATGCTACTTGTGCTCCCAAAGATGCTAACTGTTGAAATCCTTGTGTTTGTGCTGCTGCTGCTGCCTGACCTGCATCTGCTGCTGCCATTTGTGCTCCTGAAACTTCACCTAAATCTAACTGAACACCAACATCACGAAGCCTTGAATCCTCTGCTGCTGCTGCTTTATCTAAAGCACTCATTTCTTGACCCATTGCTGATCTAATTCCTTGCTGACCTTTTTGTTGTGCTAGTTGTATTCTACCTACACCTGCTGCAGCACCACGCTCAGACTCTCTTGCTGCCTCAACACCTTGTGCTCCTGCAACTAGTAAAGCCTCACGTTCAAGTTCGTAAGGTTCTTTTTGTATAGCTAAGGCATCTAAATAGTTTACCTCAAGTTTTTTTCTAGCTTCAGCCATTGCTCTTTCGGCTTCACGCTTGGCTTTTTCTTCGGCTTTACGTTGTTGACCTGCTTGTGCAAAAGATGCACCCATCCCTACTGCCGTTAAACCTATACTAATTGCCGTTGCTATTCCTGCCATAATTTTTTAATTTTTTTTATGACCTTTTTAGGAAGGTCTTTATAGTTATTTGTATAAACATCTGCCTCAGCTTCTTCAAAAGTTTTAGCATTTGTTTTATATACACAACACCAAGTTGTATCTTCATGTATGTATAGTACTCTTTGAGTACCTATCTTAGTAAAAATTTTGTGTGGACCTTTTACTGTTTGGACTACACCCTTGTCATCCAAGTAAGATACCACTCCTTTTAACACAAAAGAGGGATGGTCTTGTTTGTGTATCATACTTACAATCACCATTCCTTTCTGCATAAATAGTTCACGAGTATACAAACCTCCTTCTAAATGTTGTTTTAAAGGCAGTTGTTCTTGCATCTCTACGCTTTGCTTATCCCCTGCCTTATGGTTCATTACACCCTCAATAGTATTCAGCTTCTCTTGAAAAACTTTTATTTTGTCCCACATTATACCTGTTAACTGAGGAATGCCATTTAATACTTGTTTTGCAAGTACCGATTCTTGTTCATCAACCATATAGCAAATATACTAATTTTAAGGAAATGATTTCATAACCTCTGAACCAACGGCAAATAACTCTACTGCACCTGTATCATTATTGGTTAAAGTAAATACTGCATAGTGACCCAATATACCATGAGACTCTGCAGTACCATTCTTTATAAAGAAATAATAGTTTGGACTACTAGGTGGTAAATTACCAATTGGAGTCCCAGAAGAATTTGTAATGGTGGTGTCAACTACCAAATAATTTTCTCCATTTTGAAGGTCTAAAACTTTATCTTTTACCTCTCCAATCAAAGTAACTTGATTTGTAAAACCACTCTTAATATACAAATAATCGCCAATACTTAATATTGTTCCAATATTTATATATGGGTCTGTGCTAAAATTAATGATTACATTATTTGGAGATAATGTATTTACAGTTGTGTTATTTCCAATACCATTAGCAGACCTTAAAGGGTACTGAGCTGCACTTGCAGGCTCTGAATTTTGTGCCCTAAGATATCCAAAATAGTTTCCTTCTTTAAGTTTAAAATCGTCTTTATTAATAAAGTTACCAATCTGTTGGTCACTATCTGCCGTTGCACTCCAAGATGCATCAGACTCTAACTCTAAAGTTTTAAATAGTTTATTCTCTAAAGGTTGGTCATTAAACACCGATGTTAGTATGGAAGAAAAATCTTCTCCATAATAATTATTTCTAGTTTCATTTGTGTTATGTCTATAAATATTACCTCCCTTAAAAGTGTATAGGTAATTATTCATGCCTTGAATCCAATCAGGATAGTATGTGTAAAAAGAAGGAAAACCCTTTACCCCATCGTCATATGTTAAGGTATATTTTGATTCTAATGTTGGTATTGAAGGTCCTGCCATAGTTTAAAGATTTACACAGTTATTAGATGCATCACATTGTAATATGTCGGTGACTCTAGCACCTGTTGCATCATTAGTTATTTCAAATATTCTCCAAGATACATTAGAATTAGTATTGGTTGTCTCAAAATAATAAGCATACCATCCATCAACTAATCCTCCAACAATATAATCACCAATTGTTAAACTAAAATAATCATTACCACTAACTGTAGATTTCTGTAAAACTATATTATAGTTATTAGTACAAAAAGTATTACAAGGTATAGCTATTCCTGATATGTATAGTTGGCTTGTTGGTGGACAAATAGGTCCAGGTTGTTGAACCTGTAAGTTACCTCCAGAATTTTCACGATAAATATTTGAACCTATCTCTTTGTAAAAACCATCAGTTAAAGGAGTGGTTAGGGAGGATGTTAAAAATATTTGTGAAGTAGTTAGAAACGTTTCACCTAAAGGCATATAAGCATCCACCTGCAAGCTCGTTGTGCAAAATAAATCTAAAGCTGATGTAGGGTTAAACTCAAGCGTAACAACGTTTTCTGTACAATTAGAACAAACTTGTTGAGGCAGGAGAATACAATTAACCTGTTCCCTAGATATAATTCCATCAGAATAAAATCCATCTGGAGCACATACAGTTAAATCAACATCTGTAAATACTGCAGTGGATGATCCTAATGAAGGTCCGTTTAAATAATAATTTCCTGTTACTGCCATATTAATTTTTTATTCCAAAATTTAATAATGTGAATATAAATTTCTTTTTACCAAAATCCACGCTTAATTTAATAAAAGTTATTTTACCAATTCTAATAATAAAATCTAATTTATCATTTTGCTTTGCGTTTGATTTCCAACTGTTAGTATACTTCATAGTTATTTAATTTAAAAACAAGTGCATATAACATTAGTTACTGTAGCACCATCGTTAGTAATGAGTTGTGATATACATGCATTCCAAACCTCTGTAGGAATAAGTGTCTGTGATACTGGGTTTCCACTTATACAATCTACATACTCAAGTGTTAGATTACTACCAGTATTGTTCTCCCACGTATACGAGTAACAACCACAAGATTGATTTATTGGTTTTGAAACTATATCATCAGTAGCAGTATTTACAGTAGTTCCTGTTATTGTCCACTTACAACCATCTCCACTTAGTAATTCAACTTTATCTCCAACTGAAACTGTAATAGAAGATGTTACTGTTCTAGCTTCACCAGTAACACATTCTTGAACGGAATAGTTTGTAGGAGCAACGTTACAACCACAATCAACAAAATCTACATCTATTCCTAATCTAGTACTAATAAAAGTTGCACAAATAGTTTCCACTACTGGAGTAGTAACCTCTATTTTTACTACTAAACCATTACAATCTATATAGTCAACTGATAAAGTACCTCCTGCAGTATTTGTAAGCGTGTATTGATTGCAAGAATCACTGCAATCTTCACCTGGATAAGTGTTTATTATGGTAGTATTAACAGTTCCAAACTCAGTAAATGATATTACTTTAAATTTACAATCAGGCTCGGTATTAATTCCAACTATATCATTTACATTATAACCTGCATTATTAGCTATATATATGGTAGGACTTGTTTGTGAAATTGTTTGACATCTTTCTAAAGTTACAAAAGAAGGTTCACTGCTAGGGCATTCACAACTTGTCCAAACTAAATCAAAATCAGGTTGTAAAACTGCGTCTTTAGCACATATATTTTTAAAGTTTCCTGCTTTAATATCTTCATTTATAACTACACCATTACAATTAGTATATATAAAATCAAATGTTGAGCTATTATTAGTTACTGTGTAAAAATTACAAACCTCACTGCAATCTGCAGCAGTGCTTAATCCTGTAGAAGTAGCATTAGCAGGACCTGTATTTGTTTCAGAAATAACAACATAAGTACAATCTGCATCTTCATTTATAGTAATTAAATCACCGACATTAAACAAACCACTATTTACTACAGTAACTTGATTAAAACCATTTGTACTCCAATCTATTACACATCTTTCAGCTATTAAAAATGGTGCAACAGGATCACACTCACAATCTTCAAGAGTAATAATAATTCCTGGGGTTGCAGAAATCTCTTGAGCACAAATAACTAAATCATCGTCTGCAAGAACTGTAGCCGTTACTGAATCCCCATTACAATCTATGTAGTCAACATCTGTATCAACTCCATTAGTATCTTCTAATTGATACTCTTGGCATATGTCTTCACATGTAGTGCCTGAAGGTAATATAGAAGTAACAGTTGCAGTAGCTGCAGATGGAGTTATTGATCCAATTTCATAAGTACATCCATTAATCACAACTAATTCTCCTGTGGTATACACACCTTGAACAACCTCAGTCTGTACAACTCCATCGGCTCTACATTGTGTAGCTTCAAAAGTATCAGGTTCTGAACAACCACAACACGCATCTAGACTATCTGTGGTTGAGTAACATAACTCAGCAAAAACAGGAGACCTGTAATCATATATCAAATACAAGTAATCACCAGAAGTTCCTGCAGGCATTATAAAGTCACCCAAGTATGTACTTGGTGCTCCTGAAGAATTTACTGGTAATTGAGTAGAAGCGTTTAATAATGTTTGAATTGATGCAGGTGTATTTGAGTATAACGTTGCTGACCTTAAATATTTAAAATTCATAGGTGGGGTTACAAAAACAAAATCATCTGTTGGTGGTATTTTGTTTGAAATAATCGAAACGATTGCTCCATCAGCAGGTATTACTCCTGCACCTTGAACCCCTGAAACTGTACTGTATTGTGATACATTAGGAGAGTTTATCGATGATAAAAATTCAATTTGCTCCTGATGTAATGGAGAAATAAATGGTCCATCAACCCATCGATATTGATTATGAATAAATTGACCTGCATCTGAGTTGTTAGTAACACAAACTTGTACAATACTTAATGCTTTGGCATCTACACAACTAACTGTATAGTCTATAACTGCTGATGCAGTTCCATCAAAAGTAAGGTTTAGAGTATCTGTTAAAACTAAATTTTTAATTACTGTGATTGTGTTTAGTCCATTAACTAAATTTACCACTTGAAGTGTTGTTCCATATTCAACTTGTGCTTGAAGAGAACCACTAGTTAAATCAGAAACATTAATTGTTATAGTTACTTCACCCACTAATTCTCCTACATTAAAGCAGTAGGTGATAGTTGTTCCGTTAAAATTTAATAGTTGATTAATTCCACATTCAATACAAGGCACATCAATTGGAAGCGACTCATCATTAATGGAAAGAACATATTCATCCATGTAAGGGTCGTACCCTCCTAGTTTTTGATTATTAGGAGATGATATAAATTTATCTCTAAACCACGAACGCATTCCTGCATCGGATATAACTGTAAGTTGTTCATTAGAATATGCACTACCTTTTAGTTGAATTAATGCTCCACGTTTTTGGTCAGAAAAATATTTATCAAATCCATATTGTGCAAAACTTTCAGGGTTAAAGCTTATCCCATACTCCTCTAATCTAGCTATTTGAGTTCCAAGAACTTCTGGAACAGATGTAATAGCTCCTCCTGGAACTGAATCAGATAATAAATTTTTACCTGCTAGTACATATGATATTTTATCTTCTTGTAATGTAAGTATGTCAGTAGCTCTAGCGAATAGTTTTTCAATAGGACCGAATGATTCTTCTGTTTTTTTAAAATTTAAAAGTCCAAGGTTAAACTCATTAAGTTTATTTACGTTACTTTCATCATTGTATATACCACTATAAGTAATGTCTGCAAACCTATCAGCTTCTCTATAATCTTCTGCAGATGTAGTTGTTACTCTATTACCTAATAATAATGGCTTGCCCACTATTGAATCTCTAATCTTGTAACTTTCTACACCATTACCAAAAGCAAAACAATTAAAAAATGATGTGTCAATAATTGCAGGATTAGTTGCGTCTTGATCTTGAACATTTCCAAGATGTACATCTTGATATGGAGTATTAGTAATTGTTACATCTGCAGGGTCATCAGGTGGAGTAGATGGTGATATAATAGCAGACCCACAATCTGTCCATTCTGCTGCAGAGCCACCTGGTGGAAGAACAAGTTGAGATTGAATACCATTTAAAGTGTAAACAAATGCAATTGAGTTAGATTCACTAGAAGCTACTTGAAATACAGTTTTACAACCTCCTGTAGCAATATCAAACGTTTGAGCACCTTCATACCAAACATCTGGTTGTGCATCAGTAGGCTCTGTTTCAAATACAATTGTAGTTTCAGCTCTAAAAATTTGCCAAGTGGCTCGAACAGTAGACCTTCTTTTCTTAGTTCTTCCACAAGCTCTAGTACCAGACATTATAAAACGTATCTCTTGAGTACCAGGGTCTTGAAACCACCTGTAATAATTTGTTCCTAATGCAGGATTTAATCCATATCTATTAAATGGATTTGAAGATATTGCCGTAGTTGGTATGTACACATTCTCTATAGGACCTCCATTACCACCAACTTCTTGTGTTCCTGTATTTAAAACTGATTGTACATTATCTCCATTAAACCACTCAATAATATTATCGTAATCAGTAGATGAAACTAAACTAACATCTAAATTATATTTTCTACGTTCACATGCATTATTACCTCTTTGAGGTCCTCTTCTTTCAAACTCAAACGTCATTTGTATTCTACTACCTGCAGGTATGGTTAGGTTCTGATAATTACCTGCAGCGTCAGGTTCTGCAAATCCTTTATAGGCAAGTACAGGATAGTTATCATTTCCTCTTACTGTAATCTCTTGTTTTCCTGGCAATATAAATGGGTCAGCACCTGGAGCTATAGAAAAGTCTTGAGCCTTTATTTTCATGTAAGTTCCTGCAGGAATATTTATTTCTTTTCCGTTTTCATCAGTTGGTAAAGGGTCAAGAAAATCTCTTTGTTGTGCTTCTTTATCTAAAACTGTTCCATAAGCACATCGTTGTAAAGCACCACTAGTATCTGCTTTTACAATTAGTCTATCTCCCACCTCAACTTTTCTTGAGTTTTCACCCTCTAATAAAAAGTATGTGTCATTTGTAGCAGGGTCTGTAAAAAATATATTGGTATAAACTGTTTCATAAGTTGAAGCATTTGGCTTTATTGCAAACTTATATTTAGTTGCCCAATACGGAGGCTTTTGTTGAGGTGGTATTGAAACCCTTATAGAGTTTTTAAGTTCTGCAAATCCACAAGGCACATGTTCTGTGTTTAACGGACTAACTAAAGCAGTTGAAGCTCTATTAAATTCATCCATGTAAACCATACCTATTTCATAATCTCTATTACTATGAAGACTTTTATTATTACTTACTCTTTGAAAAGAAACTTCTGCACTATCCCATTGAAAATATTCATAAGCACTTTGAGTTGGAGTTGTTGTGTTATTTACTCTGCGTATTGCAGGTAGTTGAAATCCAATGCTATCAAGGCTTGGAACTGTTATAAGAGATATAGGTTGATTTGCTGCTGAAGTTCCACTTTCATATTTAGTCCAGGTGGTCGGTTGACCTGAATCTAATATGTTTGGTACGGCACAATTAATTACGTCTGTAAATGTATTACCATCACAAGAAGTTTCAATTGCAGGGTCAATATTAAAAACAGGTTTTATATTACTTGCTATACCCACCTTTTCTTGAAAGTCTACACTTGAAGCTAATTCATATACAGAGTTAAAATCTTGAGGTAACACATAACTGAATTGAACATCTACTGATCCACTTGTTTCTGTTGGAGTATTTCCACTAAAACTACTATGTACAAAAGATGCATCAATAGTTAATATAGAATTTGCAATTAAATCTACATCTCCTAAATTTACAAATAACCTTGATTCTGGAACAGAAATTGCTCCACCAAACGTATATTCTCCTATTGTAAAAACATCATTTATATCCTCAAAACCTATATCTTCAGATATTAATTCGGTCTCATATTCTAAACGTACAGGAGAATTGTTTTTATCTAATAAATTATAGTTTTCGATGTAGTTACCATACATTAGTCTGTTGCCCATAATTGTTTGAGCTTTAGCTAATAAAGGAACATTGTCATATAATCTAAGTAGTTCTGAATCAGGAAGTATTGTAAATATTTTACTATTTCTAAAGTTAAAAGTATAATTAGTATTATCTGCTAAACCTAGTTCAGATTTTTTTAATTTTTCAATTACCTTTATAATAGTACCATCACTGTCTTTAAAAAGTAAATCAATAGCAGTAACTAAAGGTCCTCCTGAATTATATGTTATAACGGCAGTATTATATCTATTGACTGCACCTTCATTTAAAAACGATTCTGCACTAAAATCAAAAGTTTTAGGTTGAAAAGCTGCATCTGTAAATTGTGAAACGGCAGAATACTCATCATCTTGATATTCATATCTATAAGCAAAAGATATAAATCTTTCTTCTAAGAAATTTTCTTGTCCACCACTAGTAACTGTTAACTCTATTTCTGGAGCTTTAGCAGGTGGTTTTTTGATAACTAAAAAAGACTCTCTTAAAAGGTTTGCATTCCCACCACCATCAACTAAAGGACTACCTGAAGGGTCTTCGTAATTTCTTAGTATATTAATAAACCTTGGAGGATTATAATCATCAGTCCAAAACAATAATCCATCAATAACATTAACTCCAGTTATTAAATGTTTATCATCAAAGTTTAATACTGTTTGTCCTGATGTACCTCCATCAGAAACACTTATAACTAAATATGATAAAATGCTTGTTACTACATTAAAAGAGACAATTAAATCTAACTTTCCTGAAGGACTTGTAGGACCAAATGCAGGGTCATTTACAAACCAATATATAGTATCATTAGCCCCATCATCTACTGCACCAATACACTTTGCTTGGTTACTTAGAAGAACCCCTCCGTAAGATAAGTTAGTAAGCTTAGTGTTACCTTTAGAATTTTCTACTGCTCCAACCTCTGTTGATTCAGATGATCCTAACCTAACATTTACTGCGTCAATATATTGTCCGTTTGGAACGAGTCTCTCGTCAACGGACTTATTCATTTTACCTGCTACAAAGTTTCTTGAAAGTTTAGCCATATTATTTTATCCACTTGTCTCGACCTCTCAGATTCATTAATAATCTTCCTGGGTGTATATTGCTTAATCTTATTTTTGCGTTTCTTAGAAGTGCTGATTTTGATTTTCTAGCTCTATTTACTATATATTCTTGAACTCCTAATTTACTACCTAATATTTGATAGCTAATATATGCATAAACATATTCTTCAAACAACTTATTTACAGTTATTTGTGTATCATCTCCATTTTCCATGCCATCAGAAACATATTCTAAAATACAACTTTCATTAGCCATTGTAGAATCAAAGTTGATTACCCCTGCTTTTTTATCAATTCTAAAAGTAGGATTAGCATTTGCAGTTTCTGTATTAAGACCAAATCTAGCACCAACTGCAAAATCAAAGTACCAACAACCTTCATATTCATATCCTAAGAATCCATTATATGGACTTAAACTGTTTAAATAAATACTTGGTTGTTGACCTGTAATTCTAGCAAAATCCAAAGGTGAGTATTGAGGTTGTATAGCATTTCCATTTTGGTCGAAAAGTATTCTAGCATCATTGGCTTGTAAATAAGCTCTAGCTGAATTTACTTGAATGTTTTCTACCATTGGTCTGATAACACCATCTTTATAATAAGATATTCTAACCCAATTTACATAATCAGAAGGTAATATAAATCTAAGTTCTTCTGAAACAGTAAGTTGTAAAACCTTTATTTCTTTAAATGCATCATAGTTTAACTCTTGAATAGCTCTTTTTGCATGAAAAAGTATCTTGTATCTTTCTTCATTGTTTATCAAAGAATGATTACCTGAATACATTAATTCATAATTTACAACTATATCTTGCAATGATACATATTGGTATGATCCCCAATTAGCATCTTCTGGAGCATTTCCCCCATTCTCGTAATATTGGTATTGGCTAATGTATGACATAATTATTTTTCACTATTAATTTCAGCAGCTTCTTTTGCTCCTGCGTATTGTACAACTGATGCTTCACGTATTGATACTCCTGCATACTGTAAAATTTTCATTGTTAAATCAGTAGCATCATCTGGAAACAATTCAAAGTCTTGATAATCAGGTTGTGATTGGTCAAAGACTGGTTCATTATCATTACCTAAATCCACATAAGTCCACTTAGGAACTTTAGGATAGCGTATATATTGACATGTCACAACTGTTCCTAATGTAGGTGTTGGATACAATGTAGCAACATTTCCTTCACTTGTATAAGCAGGAAACATCGAAGATGGTGCAGTTAAAGGAGACATATTTAATAAAGTAATTTTACTTTGCTCCACCCTTTCAACTTCCTTGATAGTGCTTCCTTTGTATATCTGATAATCTAATGGAAAATTATTTATAACACTAGGTGTAACATTTAATTGTGTATTACTATCAATATTAGTTACTGTAACAAAAAACGGAATTAAATTAACTACAAACACAATATCTCCAACCTGAACACCTGATGATGTAAAGTTTGCATTTGAATCTACTATTTTATTTTGACCCCCAAGTGTTCCTGTAGTAGTTCCAGAAGTTACTAAAGTATTATTAATAACTATTTTATTAATTAAGTAATAATCTGAACCTGTCGTAGCTAATGAGGGTAAATTATATTGTGTGTAATTTGGTCCTATTGGAATCAATGGTTTAGTTACAGAAAAAAAATCTATAACTTCCACATAACCCTTTTTTATATCAGCATATCCTGTTCCAGAAGTTCTTTGGTTTTCTTTGTTAACCTGATAGTTATATGCATAAAAGTAATCCTCAAATAAATCCATTTGAGCTTGTTGTGCATATAGATTAAAATCTTGTGGAGAGATGTAGCCATAGTTGTTTTTATTTAATACGGCTAAAACTGTATTTCTAATATCGTTTATCATCCTAAGTATTATTTACACAAAGATAATCAAAAAAAAAAGAGGTCTTAAAAAAGACCTCCTTACTTAATGAATCACAAAAAAAATCACTATTAACTAACTATTCCATTAAGTTTTCTAATACTTTTAATGCCTCAATTCCTTCGTCAGATTGGAAATATGATGACACTATATATATTGGGTCTTCTCCAAAAGGTATTACACATAGTCGTGTTTTGTTAGTTTTGGTAGCAAACCACACTTCTTTATTTTTGTTTCTGTATTTAATAAGACCTTGTTCAAACAACTTATGTACAGTTGCTTGTAGCTTTAATACAGGGTCGTTTATAACCGACATAAAATCTTGAGGTTCTCTTTTAGCATAAACTAATATATCTCTCTTCATTTCATCCGTACTAACTCTAGATGGGTCTTTTTGAAACAATACTCTTGTTAAAGTCTCTAGTTGTGATATAGACAAAGAACGAGCTTCTATCATTGCGTCAAGTTCTATGTTAATGTTTTCAACAATTTCTTGAGCATCTTTTGCATTATCTAATTCTTTAAACTTAATACCATTGTGTGGGTGAACATCTAAGAATCTTTGTAAAACTTGATTGTTTTTAGTAACTCTTAAAAATCCATCTTCAAAAATAACAGGCTCTATAATTGCATTGTCATCTTGTTCATCTACAAATGGAGATGATTGATTTCTAGCGTAACGTAATTCTCTATTTATTCCTGTTTCAGGATCAACCCAAAGTAATGGAAATCTTCTAGTGTGTCTAGTTGCAAGCATGAAAGATAAAGGTGCTGCATTCCTTGTTAACTTGTAGACTTTGTCTACTCTTTGTACTGTAGTTTTCATTTGATATAATTTAAATTTAATTTATAAAAAAGAGGTGGCATCCCTTCTTGGGTTTCTGCCACCTCTATATTTAAGCTACTTAATCTTGGAAGATAAAGAAGTTATTTGCACCTAAAGTACAAACTGCTCTTTCACTCAAGAAGTTTACTTCCATCGCATCTAAGTCAGATGTTCTTGCACCACCAGCAGAACCAGTAATCCAAGTTTTGTAACGTCTGTCTTCAGTTTCAGAAGCTCTGTATCGAACATGTAAGAATGGTCTCTTAGCGTTCTTTCCAAGGATTTGGTCATAAACAGTTGTAGAACCTGCAGGCACTAACAATCCATTGATGCTTCCTGTACCATCAACTCCCCCACGCATTGTTGGGTCGTTTAAGTATTTCCAGTCAGACTTGTAAAAGTCATAACCTCTACGGAATCCTGTGAATCCTAAGTTAAGTGCCATCTCCTCATCATTGTCAAAAAGACCATAAGAAGTTCCACCTGCTCCATAAGAGTTTTGAGCTGCTAACATATCATCGATGTCAAATCCAAAGTCTCTGTTCAAGAAAATTACATTCTCTTCAATAGCACCTTGCTTGTCTAAACGTGAAATGATTGCGTCAAAGTCTGCTAAAGCATTAGGGTTTCCACCTGCCCATACATTACCTCTTTGTTGTACTACATAGAATACACCTTCAGACCCTTTGTCTCCAACTTGGTCAGATGTAGTTTGTGTTACAACACCAGAACCTGCTTCAGCAGGAACTGCTTCAATCATTGCAGTTTCTAAATAGTCATCGTAACGTAAACGAGTTTCGTGCTCAGACTTCAAGTACCATAAGTAACCTGTTGCTCCATTTTCAGTAGTAACCTCAATCCATCCGATTTGAGCCATATCAGAACCTGATACTGCATATTTATCTTTGATGATAATTGGAGAGTTTTCGAAGATGAAATCGTCAGCTTCTAATGAACCTTGCATTCCATTTGTTCCTTTCTTAAATTCAGAACCATAGATGAAAACACTTGCATCAGCATTTCCTAGTCCTGTACCACCTGTATAACCACCTGCATCGTAAAACGCAACAGTGAATTGGTTGTTTGCAAGGTCAACTGCTATAACAATAGCTTTGAACTCACCTGACCCATCATTGTTTACAACAACAACTGTCTGACCAACTCTGATTGCAATCTGAACTGTTGCACCAGAACCTGGTTGTACAGTTGAACCTGCAGGGTTAAGAACGTCATTTACTTGAAAAATTGCTTCTCCACCTGCTACTACTGCTGCAGTACCACAATCAACGTACTTGGTGTGTAATCTTCCTTGCTCTGCCCATTTGATAAGGTCTGAGTTAGAAGGCATTTCTGCTCCTACCATTCTAATGAATGAGGAGATTGTTCTGTTACCATATCTTTCGAATTCTTTTTCGTAAGTATCTGGTAAATACTGATTCAAAAAGTTGAA